CCACTACCAAAAAACAGAAGAGGCTAAGCGAGCCAAGATGCGTGTTAATTTTAAGACAAGTGGATATGTGGTTTACTACCTTCCAGAGCATAACTACATAGGCATGACAAATAACCTTCAGAAAAGACTATGGACACATAACTACGCAGGGAAAATAGTAGAGGGGTGGGAAGTAGTGGCAGATGGCTTTGACTGCCCTATGAAGGCTCACCAAATGGAGCATACTCTTCACATGATGGGATATGAAGGATTTCAATACATAGGGTAACATGAAAACAATGTACACAAATAAAAAAGAGGGGCTTCGGGCCCCTCTCTCTCTTCAGTCCTATAAGTCGGTAGCGAAACGACTGCACGGCCTGTGCTTTATAATTTACGTCCTCTGTTAGCAGATTTAGTAACTACTCTTAAATTAGCTCTAGAGTTGTTTTTTGGATTACCATCCTTGTGGTCTACGTCTTTTCCGTCTCCCTTTTTAACAAGTCCGATTCTTTCAAGTACTCTGCGAGCAAAATTCCTTGACGCACGGTTGGAACGCTGTTCGGGTAAGGCGTTATACTTTTTATTGTAAGCATTCTTTTTAGCCTTTGCTTTCGGGTTACCATCATAATATTTTTTAGAACGAGATGCCATTATTATCTAAACTGTTTAGTTATTTTAGCCACAGACTTAGGCTGGGCGACAAACTGTTTTCCTTTTTTATCGCCTTTAGACTTCGCCGCATTTGTAGCTCTTCTTTGCGCAGGAGTCAACGCTTTCCACGCAGCGTCAGGTAAGTATCGTCTTTTGCCTTCAGACTTCTTACCGCTGCTTGTGCGCCACTTCTGTGCTGTCCACTGGCGTAAACTTTGCTGTGATTTTGATAACGCCATTAAGATGTGTATCCGCCTCCTTTTTCTTTGTATCGCTTAGCTAGTAACTGAGCCTTGCGCGCTGACCATTGGCCTGCGTTCCCTCCACTTGTACCTGCTAGGATGGACTGAAACAAACGCTTACGCATTGACGGCTTTGTGTAGTTTCCTGCCTCGTTGACTTTAGATTTACCTCCAGCTTTATACTTAATTTTAAAACCTTGTTTAGCTTTAGGTGCTTCGTGGGTATAACCCTCTTTCTTTAGTCTGTTGTGGTCCTCGACTTTATTTGCTTTAACAGCCTTAGAACCCTTGTACATCATGTGAGGCTTGAAACTCTTCATTACTTTTTCTTTTTGATACGCATTCCGTATCCAGCCTTAGGTATCATTTTACCGCCTTTAGAAAACTTCTTGCCTTCTTCGTCTCTACCCGTTTCTCCGCGTCCTTGAGTTTGCTTTGAAGAACGAATACGCTTAGCACGTCCTTCATCTCCTTTTGTCTCAGCTTTTTGAGCACGACCTTCTCTCATGTCGTCCATGAACTGACCAGAATCATACAGCTTTTGTTCTTCTCTAGCAGAGTCTAAATCTTTTTTTACATTAGGGTCTTTCGTCTCTCTGTATTTAGCCTTTAATGCCTCTATATCTTTAGAGCGGTCTTTAGGTGGGTCAATAGCCCCGCCTTTTTCGTAAGTTGAATAACCTTTCTTTTTAATCTTCATGTTACTTGTTTTTAAGTCTTTCGTTTTCTTTTTCCAAGAAGTCAACCTTAACGCGAAGTGCGTGAACCTCTGCTGTTAGTTCTAATACGATGCGTCTTAACTCATCTTTTTCTTCTGCAGACTGCGCTAATAATTGCTCTAAGTTTCTCACCCTGTGTTTTAAGTCATCTCTATATTGCACGCCGTCTGAGTTCTCTATGTTGTTTTTTCTCTCCTCTACTTTTGTCCTTAGTCTAGTTTCTAAGAACTTCCATATACCTGCAGACCCAGCGACTGTAACTACAGTGATTACTATTTGCGTTATATTGTCCATAATTAGCTTCTGTGTAACTTTTCTAGTATAAGCCTACGCATACTACCAAAAGACGCTAAAACTAGCACAAACCAGCCGTAATGAGTTGCTGTGGGCATCCCTAAGCACGACAGATATATAATTGATGTTGACGCATACACTCCGAATGTAATCATAGACGCTCTTACGCGACATTTAATATCTTCTTTACTAACGCAATATAACTGAAATATACCACTAGCAATAATGACAACTCTCTCAAAATACAGCCCTCCTAACTCAGCTCCTAATGCGAAGTGAGTTAAAAGAACATTGACCAGCGCTAAAGTGATTTCCGTAGGTTGAGAATCACTGTGGCTCCAAATCTCTAGTAATTTATTAAGACTCTGTTTCATTTCCTACCACTTAATTTTGTTGGCAACAGCCTTGCACATATTGATAAATTCATCTTGAGTATACTGCTGTTTACTCATATTAACCATCTTGTGAACCCACTGAAGATTACCTTCAATGTATCCCTTTGATGAATCTATTCTATCTAACGAGGCGGTATTTTTATTTACCTCCATAGCGTCAATATCCCAGCCTGTTAAAGCGCATTTAAAATCTTGTTCAATCAACAAGTCTGCTAAGTATTCAAATTCAACTTCCCAGTCTATAAGCCTAAGTGCAGCGTGTGATTTATATTTTCTAGCAAATGAAATTCTAAGAACGTCTTTAATCCAGCCCTTGTGACCATTTTGCTCGGGGTTAGAGTTAGAGCATTTCTTACATTCTTTACCTTCATTATAAGACATTACAGCATAGTTGCGTCTGAGGTATGATTGCTCACTACCACAATTAGGACAAGGTTTATACCAACGTCCGTCCTCCCCTTTATACACTTCTTTTGGTAGTTCTAAAGCGAGAGCCATAACGGTAGTATTAAAATCCATTTCACCTTTGAGGCCCACCACGCCGCAGACATCTTACCCTTCGCTATATTTCTGCGATGACGAGCTTTAAATGATGCGCGTTTCTTCTTCATCTTATCAGACTCTCCTGCTTTAGGCTTTCCTGCTGTAGAGGCACCCTGCTCTCCAAAGCGAATAGTTTTAACTCTATCCCCTTCTTTAGCTACTACGACATGAGATTTACTAGGGTGACTAGGAGTACGCTTGGGTTTGTTGAACCCGCTGACTCCTATTCTTTTAAGTATCCCGTCTTTTTTTACTGATGCCATATATACCGTGCTGTTGTAGGTGCAAATATACAAAAGAGAAAAAAGGGCTTAACCCCTCTTAACTCTTAAAGTCTGTTCGCTACATGCCCATTATTTCGTTAATAAAATCGTCTTCGTTTTCTTGCTGTAGCTCATCTGCAAGCTCACCTCTTTCACCTTTACGCTGAGAGATTAGTTTAGACTGCTCTACGGCTTGCTTTTTAACGCGGCTGTCTTTGCGGTCCTCTTGCATTTGCTGTACTTCCTTCTTCATGTTTGTAGAGGCTTCAGCAACAGCTTTACTGTTTGCACCTTTTAGCTGTTCTAATTGTAGCTCAAATTGATACTTCAACTGCATAGACTGCATATCAAGCTGAGACTTCATCTGCTCTTCTTGCATTTTTAACTGAGAGCGTAACTGCTCTAATTGTGCGTCCGATTGAGCTTTTGCTTGTGTCGCTTGTGCTTGTGCTTGAGCCTGCGCTTGAGAGTTCTGCATTGCTTGGTCTTGTAAACGCTTCATGCGCTTTTGACGACGGACAACAAGAAGTCTTTCTGCTTGGTCGATATCTTTTAGTCTGCGGATAGCAATAGCATCCTCAATGTCTAATTCTTTTTGTGCTAGCGCTTGATTGATGTTCTGTTCTAAATACAACTTATCTTGGTCGCTCATCTCCGTAGTTACAGAGACGCCAAAGTTGTACATAGGTAGTTTCTCAAACTCCTTGATGGTATTCATCGCATCCTTACCTACAGCCTTGACATAGGTCTTAAACAGAATAGAATCCTTAGGAAGCACTTGAAGGCATTTAATTACATCCTCACAGACTTTCTTGTACAATACAAGGGAAGAGTGCGTAATGTCATAGATAGCGTTGTTAGCTGCCGCCATTTGCTGTTCTCGCACGCCTACTAGTGCGTCACTCTTTGGTGAAGAGCCATCCATAACCTCATTGATACCTGTAGCATCACGAATCATACGTAAGTAATGGTTGTACAGCGCAATAAGCTCGTTGATGTTACGAATGGTATTGTTAATCTCTCTGATTGGAGGGTTTTGGAATCCACCCTCTGGGTTCTTAGAGCGGTAGTACATCACACCAGTCTGCTCGTAGATATCGTGCAAGTCTAGCGGAGATAAATCACCACCCGTACCTAGTTGTACATTTTCTAACCCCTCAATGTCAATCATGATTCCGTCTGGCTTCGCCTTAGCAATAGCCTGCTGAATCTTTAAATGCGTAAGCTGTAACTGGTCAGCAAATCCTGTGATTCCACTAACCATAGACTTAGGCATCATACGACGAATGTTTGTGCTAACTGCCGAGTAAGACAAGGTAGTTCTACTGATGTCGTGAATGTTGCGTGGCTGGTTGTGCTTCTTTCCGTAGTTTACAAGCATATCACAGCCCTCAATGTAAATACCCCCGTACACACACATAATATCCATGTAGAAAGGCTTACGGTCAAATACAGACTGCGTAGGCATCTTGTACTCTTCACCTTTAAAGTAGAATCCAATGTTGCCGTACTTAGAGTCTTTCTCCTCGTAAATCATTGTATCTAGACCGATAAACTCAAAGTCTAAAACAGAAATGCGGAACTCATCGTATCCGTAGGCTGTTGTTCCAGATGCTTGGTCGTAGTACTTTTGACCTAGTC